TTGGCGGTGGTGGAGATTCTGGAAACTCAGGAGGAAATGGAAACGTGTCAAATAAATGGGAACAACCGGCATCGCCACCCCCTCCAATGTTTCTTGGGGAAAAAGAAAAGAATCTTGTAAAGCAAATCAACGATGAAATTATCGAACGAGTTGTTGGACAACAGGTTCTTTACTTTCCAATTGATATTGAACACACAAACTATCACCCAATTTACGGAGAAGCAATACAGAAAACGTTCCTTCACCCAGTAAGAGTATATGCTCTTGTTGAGTACCAAGGAGTTGAAACTTCTGACATGAGTGGTATTGCAATTGACAAATCAACAAAGATTAAGATTAACTTTCACAAGAGACGTTTAACCGAGGATCAAAACCTATTCGTAAGAGAGGGAGACTTTGTTAGATACGGTAGTATTTATTATGAGATTGTAAATCTTAATGAACCGAAACTTTTGTTTGGTCAAGTAGAAGCACCACGCTTTGAGATACAAGCGGAGTGTATTAGAGCAAGGGACGGATTATTTAATGCCGAGTGAAAGCGTAGAAACATTTGAACCATCAACCTTAGAGACAATTGACTCTGCGATTTATTATTATCTTGATGAGGTGCTAAATCTTTCGTGTACAACAAAAGATGGTTTTAAAAAAGTGCCAATTGTGTGGCATGGGTCAGAAAGACCTTATCAGATTAAAAATAACAAGGAACTAAGAGACTCTGTTGGTAAACTTAAGCTTCCCCTTATGTCAGTTCACAGATCATCAGTGGCCAGAGAGGACACGTTTAAGGGTGGTTTTCAAGCAACGATTGGAGAAGTTGAGGACTATCGTGGAGGTACTGTTGCAACTACAAGAGTAATCAAACAAGATAAGACAAGAAATTTTGCAAACGCTGATCGCTTACGAAGATCAAAAGGTCGTGGAGATGAAACTGGTAGAGGAGACAACTCAAAGATTGTTTATGAGACTATCACTGTTCCTGTTCCAACATATATAACTTGCATGTATGAAGTTACAATAAAGACAGAATATCAACAGCAGATGAACGAATTGTTACCTGGTTTTGTTTTTGACACCAAAAACAGTTTTCTTGCTGAGTATGACGGTCACCGTTATGAGGCCTTTATTCAGGACAATTATAATATTAATAATGTCACTGATCTTCAAAGTGAAGAGCGAGTATTTGAAGCCAAAATTAATCTTAAGGTGCTTGGCTATCTTGTTTCAGAAGGACCAAATAGAGAACGTCCAAAAATAACAAGAAGAGAAAACCAAGTTGAAGTTAGAATCACGAGGGAAAGAGTGATTGTTGGGGATACAAGACCTTGGGCCAATGACAATGGAAAGTACAGGTCGTAAATGCGTTTCGTAGTTGAAGAAACTATTTACTTTGAATGTATTAATGCATAAGGAGAATTTTAATGCCTAGAAGATTTGATTTTATTTCACCCGGCGTTCAACTGAGAGAAGTTGATCAATCGCAAATTAGCCCAACTCCCGAAGAAGACGGACTACTTCTTATTGGTAGAGCACCGATGGGTCCAGCGATGCAGCCTGTTGTTGTTAGAAATTTTGCAGATTTCAGAGAAGTTTTTGGAGACCCAGTTTCTGGTCAAAGTCCATCGACAGATCCATGGAGAGGTGGAAACTATGCAAGCCCGATGTATGCAATGTATGCTGCTCAAGCTTATCTATCTGCTGATATCGGACCAGTTAAATTTGTTAGACTTTTAGGTGAAAAGTCACCGGATGCCAGCACTGATGCTGGAGAAGCAGGTTGGAAGATTGCTGATGGGCCAAGCGCAACACCGGCCTCTAACAAGTCTGCCTATGGACTGTTCATTTGCCCATCTGGTACAATGACCGATAACCACACAGGTTCTTTGGCTGCTGTGTTTTATATTGATGGAGATGCTACTGGTGTTCAGCTTTGCGGTACTCCTGTTGATACCGTCACCGCTCCTGCCAGTGCTGTAACTGCTTCTGGGCAGTTTGTGGAATCCATCTCTACGGCTGCAAAGGCTAGCACCTTTAGGGTTAGAGTTGGTTCTGAGAACTTTGTTGTAAACTTTGACCCGACAGATACCAGCAACTATATCAGAAAGGTATTAAACACGAATCCACAAAAAATTAACAATAACGCAAACTTTGGGTTAACTGACGTTGATTATTTCTTGGGTGAGACCTTTGAACAATCAGTTGTTGAGCATGTAAATGATTTTAATAACAATCCTGGAAAGCAATATGGTATTATCCTTGCGCTCCAGAAAGGCGCTAGTGCAGATAATAACTGGGGATATAATCGAGGAAATGCACAAGTTGCAAGGACTCCTTGGTTTATCGATCAAAAACCAAACCAACAGCAATTATTTAGATTTGCTACGTTAAGTGAAGGCGAAGAGATTCAAAAGAAATACAAGATTGCAATTGAAGATCTTAATATTGGAGACGCAGAGAATCCACCATCATTTACCGTTAGTATTGTTAATAACGCAGGTCAGCGTATAGAAACACATACAGGGTGTACTCTTAGACCAGGTGATGCAAACTATGTCGCAAAGAAGATTGGAGATGAAAGACTTGAATGGGATTCTGTTGAGAAAAGATTTAATACCCTAGGTCTTTACGAAAATAGATCAGACTATGTTAGAATTGAAATGGCATCAGTGGTAGAAAATGGTCTTCTCAACAATGCTCAGGCACTGCCTGTTGGATATGCCGGTCCATTAAGACCAGTAGGCTTAACTTTAATGTCTGGATCTACCGCAGTAATGAGATTAGGTCAAACTTTTACAGTCGCTGATGGTGGAACTGCTGAAAGCCACACTTTTGTAACTGGTGGTGTGACCATGCCAGGGTTTAAATTACCAGCAGGTGATGCTAATGATGTTTTCTTTGCCGGATTGACTGCCCCAGCCTTATCTGCTTCATTTAGATTCCCTGCTTTGCAAACAACTAATCAAGGATTTGCTAGAAACTCTGCCCCTTATGATAAAAATTACCTCTTTGGTATTGATCATAGAAGAACTTCAACTGAATCTGGGCAAGATGATAGTTACTTTGATATTGTTAGAGAATTACCTGGTGAATTTACTCATCAGTTAAACGAGGGGGGAACACCACCCGATGGGATGGAATATTCTTTCACTTTCACTCTTGATGACCTTAGAAAAGAAACTAATAGAAGAAGATTTTACTTTGAAGAGGGTTCATTTGATGCTGGTGATTCTGTTGCTGGGACTGCTGGTAATACCTTATCAACTCTATTAACGAGTTCAACCGAAGGTGGAGTAAGACAGTTTGTTGCTCCACTCCTTGGTGGCCGTGATGGGCTTGATATTTTTGAAGCTGATCCATTTGATAATACAAACATTGGTTCTGACGAGACAACCTCTTACGAACGAGCAACTCTTGAAAAAGCACTTGATATTGTTTCTGACCCAGAGTATGTTTCATTTGATCTTCTTTCTATACCTGGTATTACTGATACTGGTGTAACTGATCGTGTTTTGTCAAATGCCGCAGAGCGTTCTGATCACCTTGCGATTATTGATCTTGAGGGAGGTTATGTTCCAGGATATGATGGAGGAAACGGTGTTGCTGCCGCTGGATCTGTTGAAAACACTGTGAATAATTTATCCGCAAGATTTGTTGATAACTCTTATGCTGCTGCTTATTATCCATGGGTTATGCTAGCAGACACAGTATCAAGTAACAACCCAATACTTCTAGCACCTCCATCAGTTGCTGGTATCGGAGCGATTGCTGCATCGGAAGCAGCCTCACAGCCGTGGTTTGCTCCTGCTGGATTTAACCGTGGTGGTTTAAATCCTCTTGGTGGACCAAACGGCCCTCGTGTGACTAACACTTGGCGTAGTCTAACTAAAGGACTTCGTGATGAACTTTATGCCGCAAGGGTTAATCCAATTGCTAACTTTACTGCTGCTGGTGGTATTGTTGTATTCGGACAAAAGACTCTTCAACTTCAGCAGTCTGCTCTTGATCGTATCAACGTTCGTCGATTGATGGTATTTATCAAGAAGCGTATCGGTGCTGTGGCTAGAGACCTACTGTTTGATCAAGCAGTTGACGTAACATTTAATAGATTTAAGTCACGAGCAACTAGAATCCTACAGAGTGTTAAGTCTAACTTTGGTATTACTGAATTCAAGATTGTTCTTGATGAGACCACAACCACACCTGATCTGATTGACCAGAATATTATGTACGCTCAGATCTTTATTAAGCCTGCTCGTGCTATTGAATTCATTGCTATTGATTTTGTTATCTCTAGAAGCGGTGTAGAATTCGAGTAAACACTAATTAATTTTGAAGGAGTTATAAAATTATGGGTTTTTGGAAAGAAAATGATGTTGAACCGAAAAGACTATTTAGGTTTAAAATTCAATTAGATTCAGCAGATGGTAGCCAAGGTGTAACCGGTGGTGGTATGTGGTGGGGAAAAAGTGTAAAGATCCCAACCTTTACTTCAAGTCCCGTAGAACACCAGTATCTTGATAATGTTTACAAGTTTCCTGGGAAAGTAAGATGGCAAGACATCACCATAACCATGGTTGATCCAAGTAGTCCAGATGCTGTCTCGCAGGTAATGAATTTGCTTGAACAAAGTGGGTATCATGTTAAAGATCAAGGAAAGTTTGAGACTATCTCTAAAGTTAAAGCAACTGATCAGGGAATCAATAGTCTTGTGATCACTGTCATTGATGCAGATGGTAATGACATTGAACAATGGCGAGTTGTTCATCCTATGATTGTTGATGCTGACCTTTCAACTTTCAACTACGATTCAGATGAACTTCGAGAAATTAGTATGACAATCGCTTATGATTATGCTGAGTGTAAAATCTTAGCCGGTAACAGAGGTGTATCTGAAAGAACCTATGATTTTGATGCTGCTACCTAATGAGGGATGAATGGGATTCTGGAAAGACAACGATCGTGATCCAAAAAGACAGTTTCGCTTTAAGGTTAATGGTGATGGAGATTGGTATTGGGCAAAGTCAATTGACAAGCCCACTGCTGAGGTCTCCAGCACATCCTATCAGTTAATTAATCACAAATTTAATTTCCCCGGGGTTGTGACATGGCAGCCAGTTAGGATTGTCGTTGTTGATGACTCAATAAGAACCGGAGAAATTTATGATTTTTTAACAAAATCTGGATATAATAATCCTGGATTTGGAGGCGCTGCCGTTCCCACGCTAGATGGGATAAAAAAAGAGGGCTTTAATGGTTCTGATAACATTATTTTTAATCAACTTGACGCGAATGGTTTCGCACTAGAAACATGGACTTTGCATAATAGCATGATAACAAATATTGATTTTGGAAGTTTAGATTATTCTTCAGATGATCTAGTTCAATTAACAATACAAATTACATACGACTTTGCTGAGTTGGACCAGAAGCCGCCACCGCCCTTAACAAAGGCCACACCAACTCCAGCAGACTAAATTTAATGAGGTGAAAATTGGGAAGAAATAATTCAAGCCGGCTTGGAAATAAAAAACCAGATCAAGCAGAGGCTCCACCAGTAAGTTTACTGGATTTTGTTGCTCCAACAGAGATTGTGGATATTCCTTCAAAGGGTAAATACTATGCTAAAGGCCATCCAATGCATGGTAGAGACTCTCTGGAAATCCGATTTATGACAGCAAAAGATGAAGACATCTTAACAAACAGGTCATTAATCACAAAGGGAATTGTCCTTGATCGTTTTCTTCAGAGCATCATTATTGATGATTCAATTAACGTTGGAGATCTTTTAATTGGTGATAAAAATGCTTTGTTGATCGCAGCAAGAGCCACAGCCTATGGTGCTGGCTATGATGCGTCTTTAAAGTGTCGAGAATGCTCTGTAACGAACGAAATGGTATTTGACCTAACCAAACCCACATTTATTGCTTCGCGGCTTACAGACACCCTTAACATCACCGAGAATGATGATGGAACGTTCTCCACAACACTTCCAATGTGTAAGTTCAATGTTAAGTTTGGATTATTGACAAACAAAGATGAGACTTATCTGGCCAAATATATTCTGGATAATATTGAGAGCGAGTCTTTAAGTACCACACTAGAGCAACTTAAGATTGTCACCCTCCAGATTCAAGATGTTGATGATCAAGAAATTATTCATAAGGTGTTAGAGAATATTGTTGCCGCTGATGCTAGGCATTTAAAGTTGTGTCTTGAAGCGGCCACTCCTAATATTGAGATCAAACAAGCCATGAAGTGCAAAAACTGTGGACATACAGAGGAGGTAGAGGTCCCATTTGGGATCGACTTTTTTTGGCCTAAGCAATAACTACATAGAGTCCGTGTACGAGCAGTTCTTTTTGCTTAAGCATCACGGAGGATGGAGTTTAACAGAGGCTTATAATCTACCTGTCGGTCTTCGTAAATGGTTTGTAGAACGACTTACAAAACAGTTTGAAGATGAGGCTAAAGAAATAGAGAAGGCTCGTGGAAAGTCAAGATAAGGCTTCCATGAGCATTTCTAATTTTTGACTATTTAATAAGAGACGGAGGGATTCGCGTGATCCGTATTGATTTTACAAAGAAAGAGGTTCTTCAAGAGTCTTTTATGAAAATGTGGGGTTTCTGGAACAAGAAACTTCTGAAATACATTTATGGCAAGGATGCAAACGTTGTTGCCAACCTTAATGAAGAAGATGGAGAGGATGTTAAATTTGTCATCCGTGGAGAGTATGAAGACGTAAAGGCTTATGCCCGAGCGTTGAGTCTCGAAAAAGAGTACCTTGAGTCCTATGTTGCTCGTGGTAAAGACGACGAAGACACAAAGGCAATCAAAGCCGAACTTGATAAAGCCGCCGCAGACTTTACACAGAAGACAAATCTGCCATGGCCTTTCAGAGATTGAGGGGACCTAAATGTCAGAACTAGAAAAACGATTAGAAACGCTAGAAAAACAAGTAAAAGCGTATGAAAAAATAGAAAAAGCCCTTGAAAAAAACAAGGAGTTGACCAATGATCAGCTTCAATTAGAGGCTGATGTTGCAAGGGCACAAGCACAATCTGCTGAGGCTCTTGGCGACTATACTGGTAGAAGAGAGGCGCAAATTCGTCTTCTTGAGACCGAGATAAGATTGAACGCTGAAAATGCCGCTGAAGCAGAGAAGACTATTCAACAATTAAAAGAAGGAGTCTTAGCCTTAACTGAGCAAAATGATCTTTTAAACTCTTTATCTCCTGCCGCTAGGGAAATTGCTGATAGATATCAAGAGATGAATCAAGTATCTGAGGCTCAAAATAAATACGGTAAAAATCAAAAATCCTTACTTCAAGATATTGCTGGTTCAATGGGTATTGTTACAGAAGCCAGCAGTGGTTTTCTTGGAAAATTAATCAAGGCCAGTCATGAGTTAAAAGAAGGCGGGGGACCAGCGGCTGCTTCCCTTGCTGCCGAATTTAAAGACATTTTCAATTTTACTACCTTAACCCTTACTTCTGTAACAAAGATAGCAGAAGCAACCGCTATGCTTGTAATAGAGGCCGATAAAGCATCCGCTGCACTTGCAAGAGCAACAGGTACAGGCAGAGAGTTTGCTAGTTCTATGATCGCCGCACAAGATGCCGGGAACCTTTTGGGAGTTAGATTAGAAAATGCTGGTAAATCAACCAGTGCCTTAGTCACTCAAACAACAAACTTTGTCAATCTTTCAAAAACTGCTCAAACTTCTTTAATAACACAAACAGCATTGCTTGAAAGACTTGGGGTATCCAATGAAATGGCAACAGAGACGTTTCAGTTCTTAAACGTTAACTTGGGAATGACCGCCGCACAAACAGAAGCAGCCACCACTCAGTTAGCAATGATGGGAACAGAACTTGGTATATCAGCAGAACAAATAACCTCTGATTTTAATCAATCTCTTGGAGTATTAGCTGTTTATGGTTCTAGATCAATGCAGGTTTTTCAAGGTTTAGCATCGGCTGCAAAAGTTGCTGGGGTTGAAGTTTCAACTTTGCTTGGTATCGCCAAAAAATTTGACACGTTCCAAGGTGCTGCTGAAGGTGCCGCAAAGTTTAATGCTCTTTTGGGTACTCAATTATCAACTACTGAGATGTTGATGATGACTGAGGAGCAAAGAATTGAGACTCTTATAAGACAAACTCAAGCACAAGGTGTTGCTTTTGGAGACATGGACAAGTTTAGTCAGATGGCCTTAGCATCCGCTGCGGGTATTGAGGACATGAACGAGGCTCAAAGAATCTTTGGTATGAATTTGGGACAATATCAACAATATAGATCAGAGATGGAAAGAAGTGCTAATGCTCAAACAAAATTTGAAGACGCAATTAGAGCCACTGCCGAGATTCAAGATAAGTTTAAAATCCTTGCTGCTGAATTTGCTGTTATGATAGAGCCAGTTCTAGAAGGAATTCATGCGACACTAGATGGTGTGCTTACGTTTCTTGAATCATTCCCTGATGAATCTAGAGAAAGGTTTATGAAAATCATTGGTGCAATAGGAACATTTGCTATTGCCCTTAAAGTCATTGCTCCCTTGATAGCAATAGCCACTGGAGGATTTGGTGGCCTTGCAGCCACGCTTGGTATTGGCGGTGCAGTCGCAGCAGGTGCTGGTGGGGTCGCTGCTAGTGGTGGTCTTGTTGCTGGTATTACAGCCGTGACAACTGCCATTGGGCCATTGCTATTAGGTATTGGTGCATTAGCGGCTGCTGCTGCTGGATTAGGAGCATTAGGTAAAGTTATATTTGGTGCAGACACATCGTCCATAGATGCAGCAACAGTTAGTATGTCAGAACTTGGCGCCAGTGCCCAGCGATTAAATGAATCCGATAATCTTTTAAATATCGGTACCGCAAGACCACAGACATTAGCAAATAATGCGGTGCTAGAGAATGCACAAATTAATAATTTGGCTGTTGATGCCGCAACTGGTCGAACTATTGCTGGAGTTGCCACTAGTGGAGTTAGAGACTCAGACCTAGTTAGTCAACTTTCTAACGCTCTTCAAGGACAACAGATCAGTTTAAATGTTGACGGTCAACAAATGACAGCATTTGTAGAGATGAGGGCTAACGCATAATGACATTTTATTCAGAAAATTCAATACCAGCAGGTTATGCAACTAAAACTGGGGCTTTTTTAGAGTTTCAGTCTATGATCGACACAGGCCTTAAAATTCAGTTTATTGCTTACTTAGACAACCTATCTCAAGATTTTAATTCTACCTGGAATGCAGAGCAGGTCTATGGTCGTAACGATGATATTGCAACATTTCAAGGAACAAAAAGATCATATTCTATATCCTGGACACTACCAGCAAAAAACTTAGAGGAGGCACAATCAAACTTGAAAAACTGTGGTGCCTTAACAAAGATGCTTTACCCACAGTATAATACGGACAGAAAGGACCTGGGAAACCAAGTGGTGTCTCAAAATGCACTGAGTATTTCAAAGTCTCCTTTGATAAGATTGAAGTTTGCAAATCTGATTATTAATTCTGTTAATAATGAAGGATTGCTTGGCTATATAACAAATGTTAATTGGACACCAAGTTTAGAAATGGGTATGTTTGCTAGTAATCAAGAATTTTATCCAAAGGTAATTAGATTATCAATTAACTTCAATGTTCTTCACGAACACCAGTTAGGATTTAGTAAGTCAAGTACAGAAAAAGATTTCGGTGGTGCCATTGGGTTTCCATTTAAAGGAAATTAATTATGAGTAGATTTAATTCTAGAATAAGAGCGATCAACGATGATGAAATGTATGAAAACACCCTTGAAGAAAGAGGTGTTAAGCAAGTCATACAGTATACTACAGAAGAGTTAATTTATCCTAGTGAAGAGGAGAAAGAAAGAATTAATGTTTCTAAGGAAGCATTAGATGATAAAACAAGAATAGCAGAGGAGAGGATACAAACTCAGAGGGATATAGCTGCTTTAAATTCAACTAGAC